GCGGGCTATTAAGACTATGCTCTATTCCGGGAGAACCAAAGAGGATATTATCAGGTTTATGAGATTTTGCCACGATGTTTGTGAGAGAATTAAAGATGGCGACGAAGAGGTTGAAAGGTCTTTAGGGTGGCTTCAGAATTGGACTATCCTGACTATTAAAAGAAAACTTCCAGAATTTCTTGCGGGACATATTCAACTTCCCGAAGAGGATCTAAAGGTCCCAGATTATTATAAAGATTTCAAATATGCCCAATAATACAGAACCCTTTTTATGGGTCAAAAAATTAGTTACTCCAAAGGATTGGAACAAGTATTATAGCCTTGATAGTTCTTATTGTTATCTTGGTTTAGAAAACAGAGAAGGGAAGAAATTTGTGAAGATTGGTTTCGTGGTTGCTGAAAGGTTTGGTATTCCGAAGGGTTGTGAACTTTTAACAGATGAAGAATGTAGAGAGGTTGACCTTTATAGACGAAACAAGAATATTTTTCCAACTCCTTTGAGTTAAAGTTTAGCATAACTTAATGAAACCCAACGCAACTATAATGGAACTCAGAACGGAAACGGATCTTATCTTATCAACCTGTTGTATGATAGGTTTCTGTCTTAAATTGGATTGTTGCGTAACATAGCCAACGAAAAGTAACTTGGCATTACTAAACTAAGCATAGTCTTCAAACCTTAACCAATCAGAACTAAATTTAATTTAACCTATGTATATCACAACTAAATATAATCTTCAAGGTTTAATTCATCCAATCTAAATTCAACCAATATTGGTTACTTAAAATGTCCTTTCCTCTTTAATTCCTTGATTTTCTTGATCTTTACATCAATGTTCTTATCCAATTTTATCTGTTGCATCTTTGTTCCAAAGGCTTTTATCAAGGCGTTCAGGTGTCCAAGAACCAACTTTCCTTTCTGAATATCTTCTTTGGTCATTTCTTCTTTTTTCTTTTCAAGGATTTTGGAATTTACAATAACCGCTTTCAATAGAGCATCAGCAATCTCAACAAGGTTGTATTTAGCAATATCATCAAGTTTTAATTCTGTTCCTTTTTGATTAAGTAATTTGGATATATCCTTTTTCTTCATATTTTTTTGAATTCTTTAACCATAAATTTACCAAACCCTCTGGCGTGCATTTCTCCACAACCATATCTTAATCCTGCCCCATTCAAGATTTCTCTCAGAGTCTCCTCTGGTATTCGGCTATCTAAAACAATCAATTTAAACTCTAAACTCCACTTATCAAATCTTGGTCTGGCGGTTGGTTTGGGAACTTTGGCTACACCTGTCCGCACCCATTCTGGTCTTATATCAACTCTCCACTTTGCCTTAAAAGGAATTTCTTCTGGTTCAATAAAGACACTCGCTCTAATCAAGTCCTTATAGGTCTTCTTTCCCTCCCACTTGAAATCGGTAGCGGATTTAACAAGAGGAGACTTTATATGTCTCTCAGGAACGAATACACCTTTTTTATTCTTGTAAAGAGCCTTTTCAGCCTTCTTCTTTGGGTCAAAGTTCTTCACTCTGGTCTCCTGGGTTTTGTTGTGGACTTCATTGATGTCCAACTTGTTCTGGAAGTAGGGGGTTAAACCGACTATCTTAACTTTGAAGGTTCGCACATCTTCAAAGTCTTTGGTGTTTAGTTTCATAGGAATTTCTTTTAGTTAACTTGACGACCTTTTAAAATTTCCGACCTTTAAAGGATTATATCAAAGTTTCACATTGAGTTTTCAATCTTTGACGGGCTATTTCACAATATTCTTTTGATATTTCAATAGCAATGAAATTACGCTTAAGATCTTCAAAGCATCTCCTTGAATTATTTTATTTTTTATTTCTTCTATCTTTTGAACCATGGTTCAAAAATCTAATAATAACAAGGCATCTTTTTTAATGTCTTCCTCGCTAATCAACTTTGAATCAGTAATCAACTTTGGATTAAAGGGCTGGGTGATTAGATGAATGCCATGTTTCGTTGGATATTCAAGATAAGTTATGATATTAAGTTCTCTCAACTTATCCTTAATTAAATCTTTCTTTTCCTTTTCATCGATGTCTATTAAAAACTTGGTTTCTGCTCTTGAACTTGGATTCATCAAACAACTTATCCAGCGATTCCAAATATCAATATAGAAACTTTCTCTATCTTTCCCGGCATAGTAATCAGCCTCTAATTGTCGTTCTTTAAACTTTCTGATTGCCTTATTTAAATCCCGCTTATTTACACTGGAATAAATCCGCAAAGGAAAGTCTTTTAAAATCTTCTTTTGTATCAAGAATTCTTTGAGTATATCAAGGAACTCCTCTTTATTTCTTGAAATCCTTTTGATGGCAACTCTATCTGGTTTATCAGATTTACCACCTTCTTTCCCTCTGAGGGTAAGCATTATGAACCGAGTTCCATCCATAAAATCAGAAAAGGTTTTCTCTATTCGCTTTAACCTTTTGGTTACATCAGTTTCAAATAAAGGGATTTTGAAAAACATTTAATTGGGTGGGGAGGAGACAAAAAGTTTTACCTCCTCCCCGCTGATTAAACCTGTGGTCTGACAACCTTTCCTTCTTTATCTTTCATATAACCGCAGGCTACTACAATAATATCTACCAGCCACCAGATTCCTAATCCTCCCCAAGTAATGAGTTTTAAGACTCCTGTTCCAATCTTGCCAAGATAAAACCTATCTATACCGAGACTACCTAAAAAGATAGATAGCAACAGGAGTGCAAGCCAATTCTTCTCAGATGTTTCTATTTTCTTTCTCATAATTGCTTTTTACTTATTTAAATGACCTTTATGGTTTCAACAACTTCAAAAGAAGTTGTTGCCAATGGTTTGGACTTAATTGATATAACCTGTAAGCCTGTGAAAGAATCCTCAAACTCAATCTTTCAGAAGTTTGACCAACCTTTTCCAAAAATTGAACAATCTTTTGTCTTTGTTTAGAGGTTAAACCATCAAAAGGTTCTTTGCTCTTTTTCTTTATGAGTTCAATTATCTCCAAGTTTGTGAGTTCAAATTCGTAATAGAAACCTCTGTCTGCGACAGCATTTATGAGCGGGTTTGTTCTGTTTAACCTATTTAATAGCAGGATAATTCTTCCTTGAAAGTAGAAAGATTTGTTTTCAATCTTTGAAGAAGTTGAAAACCAAGAAACCTTGCGTAGTCCGTTAGGCAACTGCCATAAAGCCCCTCGTAGAAGGGAGAGCATTTTGACATTGTTGAAAATATCCTCACAATCGTCCATTACCAAGATTTTGGGTTCGGACAACTCATTGACTTGTTCCAATTGCTTATAGAACTCCAGAGGTGTTATGTATGAATTGATATAAAGATACTCTCTGCCTTCTCGTAAGCCCTCTTGTTCCAAAGCCTTGATGGTTGTTTCGGTTTTGCCGTGCCCGGCAGGACTAACCACTACTAATGAGTGGGAATATCCTTTCACCACTCCCTTTATGAGTTTCTTTAGGACTTCAAGTTTTTTGAGTTCCTTGCTCATATTTGATAAAGGTTAGTGCCAACCCAACATCTTTTCAATCTTTTCGCAAACCTCAATCGGTAGTTCTTTTCCACACTCTGGGCAAAGCCAGTCAAGGTGTTCGCCATCTTTTGTATCAACCGCCTCACTATCGCCTGTCTTTAGGTCAAATTCATAATAAGAAAGGGTGTCTTGGACTTGGATGGCTTTATTTTGCTCTTTTTTACAGAATGGACAAATAAATACTTTCTTCATAACTTGATTGTTAGTTAAGATTCATCCGACTTTAAAGAATGTAGTCTTCAAGGTATTCTCCACAATCCTCACAAAAGACAACTGATTCATCAGCATTCTCTACTCGGTATTCTTCCAAATCAACATTTTCTTGTTCCATCAACTTGTCCCAACCTTGTTTTATGAAATACCTTGTTTTGGTGGTGATAATAATGTTTTGGTGTTTGCATTTTTTGGACATAGTTTATTTGGATTTAACTTGTTTTTCTTTTAGAAGTTCAACAGCATAAGCAAGGCTGTTCCAAAAATCAAAACCTTCCATCATTTTTTCGGCTAAATAGTTCATATCTTCATCAGATAATTTCAAAACTTCTTCTTCCGACATCAGACCCTCATCAATTATATCTCTTCTACAAACAGAGGTGATAGGAAATGGTTTGAATAGTTTTTTAAATTTATCTTCCATATTTGATTGAATTAAGTTGACGACCTTTTTAAATGTTTTCGTTTTAAGGTTATCTTTCTTCTACCTTAAATTCCCAATCAGCAATGCTATCACATATAAATTCTGCCAACCTTTCTTTTGCTTCATCTTCGTTTTCTGCTTCAATCTCCATACCTTCCTTTATTTCTACTTCTACATAGTATTTTTTAGCCATAGGTTTTATTTAATTAAATTTATTTTGACCCTTAAAGAGTTTTATTCTTCTTCGGTTTCTTCAACTACTTGATAATTGTTTTCAGGATACATTACCTCAAAGTTGTCTCTCGTGGCTTCTGCTTCTTCTTTGTTATCAAATTCCGCTATTGTTTTAGTTTCTAAAAGGTAGTATTTTTTAGCCATAAGTTCATTTGGCTGAATTTATTTGACCTTTATCAAAGATGCTGGTTTGTTTCAAATCAATGTTTTTCCTGATTGAAAATTCTCTTTTTAGTCTTGGGCAAATTACAACCTTAAATCCAAGATAATGTAGTTGCTTTCCTGAACATTTGAAGGGACATTTCAGACACTTCCGAGTTTGGACTAAGGCTTTATTTGTTGCCATAAAGATTATTTAACAGGTTTAACAATTCTGTTGCAATTGCTTCCGTTTCATCGCCGTCTAAGGGATCATACTTCTTGCGATTTATCTCTTTCACGATAGCCTCTAAACCCTTTAGAGCCAAATGGCTTGTAAAAAGAGTTTGGGCTGGATGTATCTTTTTAGGGAATTCACGAATAAAGGTCTTCATATTATTTATTCTTTTTATAGTTTTTCAAAAACTCTTCTCGCCATATCCTTTCTGCCAACTCTTTTGCCTCATAAGGAGTATTGGGATTGCACCTTGAGGCGAACTCAAGTTCTTCTTTGCTTGCTTTTGACAAATCTCCGTTGTATTTTTCCAAAAGGCGGTAGAAAGTAAACCAACCCATAGTTTAAATTTCGTTTGAGGTATTGACCTTTTATGGCTTTTCAAAGACAATAGCATAGGGCAAGAGACCACCAAAGAGAATCCCAGTATGCTATTGTCAAGGCACTCCCCCTTTTAGGTCTGGAGCGAGACCATCAGCGTTTACCCAGCTGACACGGGTTGCTCGTCTTTCCGAGCCGTTCATGGGTTTCCTTCTGATTGCTTTTAAAAGCGGTCAAAGAGGTGTCAGATAGGCTTGGCTGTCATTCAGGTTGAAAAGCAATTAAGGGCGGGTGGTCTCTTGAATTCAGGAATTATGCAATCATATTTAGACATTATTCAACCAATCGGTAAACACCCTATTGCTTTTCAAAATTCGTTCGGGTTAAGCCTATCAGCCCTCATTTAATAAGACCTAAGCAATCATTCAGTCCCCCATCTTGGTATTGAACCATCTTTTCTTTTTTGAAACATGGTTCAATACCAAAGATGGAAGACCAAATTATACTTCTTTCAAGGGCATCAAAAGGGCTTCTGCTTTTTGACCTGTCTCATTTCTCTCTCCAATAAACCTGATTGGGTTTTCTGGTTCTACTGGAATTTCAAGAATAACCTCATTTACTTTGCTATCTACAAAATCATTGAAAAAATCAACTATCCGCTTTAAGAATTTTTTATCTACGCTTATCCTTATATGCCTTCCTTTTCTCGTTAAGATTTCCCCATAACCGGGATATTCACCCTCAATTGTTCTTGATTTCATTCTGAGAAAGACATCTAAATCAGTAATACCAAACTCAACCGAGCCTTGATTTTGGTTAAGAACCACGAAGTTTTCAAGTATAGGAAGGCTTGCTTTGGAAGGAAGGTTTTTCAGTATTTTTTCAGCCTCTTCTTTTGGCAGAATAAAGGGGTTAAAATTCTTCATTGCTTTCCCATCTTGAACTGGGAATTCACTCTCGGAAGGTGTTTGAACTCTTATCAAGGAGAAACCATCGGTGGCAACACTTTCTTTGTTTGTCATATAAATACCAGCAATTTCTGGTCTTGAAGATTTATTGGTAGTAAAATTCTTTATTTTAAGATTAAATTTGTTAAACATACTCCATTTAAGATTAAAATCCCGACCTTTAGTTTAAATCATTTTCGTCTTTTAGCCATTTGCCACAATCTTCACAAAATATATCAACCATTCTTTCTTCAACAAAATGTTTGCCTAAATCAAGATTTGGATTGTTCCATGCTTTTTCAAAACCTTCAGGAAGGTGGTAATAGGACTTATAGGTAATTGAAATGTTTTTATGCTTGCACTTCATAATTTAATAATGAATATCAGCAGGCACTACATACACATTCAGACCTTTATACTTATCAGAATCCCATTTGTTTAAGACGCCTTTAAGATGATGAGGATCTCCTATGCCTTCGCCATCATTATCATAAAGAAAGATTGCACTTCCTTTGGTTTGACCTACCAGATAACATCTGAACCTAAATAAATCAGAGGAGAAATAAGGAGTATTCCAAATCTGATAATTCGTCTTCTTTTTCAAAACCTTTCTTATCTCGTTAAGATTGTAATACAACTCTTTCTTTGTGAATTTTAAACCATCTTCTATCAGTTTTTTCCCAATTTTAGAGTCTGCTCTTGCTATCACTGGTAATTTTCCCCATCTTTTTGTTGCAAAATCTTCATCAAAAAGGCTATAATAATCAAATCTATGGATTTCACAAAAATCATCAAGAATTCCTACTGCCTTCTCTAAAGCCTCTTCTTTGTTTTTTCCATAAACTATAATTCTAATTAGCTGATGCATAGATTTAAGAAGAAGTTAAAGTTAAATGACCTTTGTAGGAGGAATTCTCCCTCTTTTGAGATACCATTCATCCTCATAGGGTTCTTGTTCATCCCTTGCTGTTGCGATCTTCTCTCTCAATTTGCGAGCCTTATTTTGTCTGGTTTTCTTTTCACTACTCCAAATGTAACACCCGAGAGCATTTATCAACATTTGGACTTCATTTTTAGAGAAGGTAATTGTGATTTGTTTCATATTTGGAGTTATCTGAGATAGCAAGACCTTTAAAGAATCTAAATAGTATATCTTAAGATTGAACTTCTACAACCACACTTTCAGGAATTCTCCAGAAAATATGTTTATACCCGTTATTCTCCTTAGTAGCCACAATTACTTCTCCTTTCTTAAATGAACCATAATTGGTAATAAATTTGATAAGGACACTTTTCATAGATTTTGAACCTTATTTTCAATTGAACCAATTGTTAAAAATTGACCTTTTGGAGAAAAATTTATTTGGCTTTTCTTATTGAAAAAATAATTAAATATGTTATTATTTTTTATACCACCAGTTTCTCAATTGACCCCCGAGAAACTGGTAAAGAGAGCATAACTCTTGGTTAATTCTCTTTTTGTTGGGAGTTTCACCACAACTTTGCCTCACAATCAGTTAACCCCGAATGGAGAAGGTTTGGGCTGAGCAAGATAAGAGATAGAGCCACCATCATTTATTTTTTAAAAGAGCATTCTTTGGGCTTCTCTTATCTTGCTTTTAAATAGCCACTGGCTTCTCCACCGTTAAACTGATTGTTGGCTAAAAAGAGAATTAACCTTGCCTTCACTTATTCAATTTTAAATGTCCTTTAATAATTCAATCATTGCAACCAATTCGTGGGCTATATAAATCATTACTACAACTGCCAAACTTAGAAGAAATAAAGATATTTTCATTATTGTTGTCATATAGCAATTAAGGGATTAAAGGATTGAGTTGGTATAAACAGGATAGGTTTGGATTAATTGGTAGGGGATTGGTAGAAAGGTAGGGAGGGTAGAAGGGTAGAAGGGATAAAAAGAGAATAAACCCGCTTCCATTCATTTCTCAAAAACCGCCACTTCTTCTTCTAATTTTTTCATTTCATCTTCATAAAACTTTAATAAATCTCTCTCTTCTTCTTCATCAAACCTTTCTAATTCCTTTCCAAACATCATTTTTGCTGTTCTTTCAATCTCTTCTTTTGTTGCCTCTCTCAAAATTGACTTTGTTAAGATTGCGTGATAATCGTATGCTCTCTTATACATAAATCTTTTGAGTTTCTTGTCATAGTAAATTTCATATTCTCCGTGAAATCCTTGACAATGATTATCGCAAACATCATAGATTCTGCCCTTCAGTCTAAAATTTCTGTTTTCTTTCATCAATTTTTTAATTTGTTCAAGTTTTTTATTCATATTATTTTGCTTATTGATGACCTTTTTACCCTCTATTATCTATTATACTCATCTATACCCCTTTGTCAATACCTTTGCCTGTGGATAACTTGAATTATTGATATTTCAAGTAAAATAACTTAATTTTGTTTGAAACTTTGTCAATTTAACTCTCCTTATCTCTATCCTCAACCCGCCGTCATAGGTTAAGGATAGAGTATAAAAAGAGTTAATTCTTAAATTCTAATTTGCCTTCTTTTTCGGCTTCAATTGCCTCTTCCTTTGTTTTGAACAATTGACTTGTTTGGTCGCCCTTTTGCCAGTAATATCCGTCTTCGTCTGGACTATACACCAAGTAATAAGTGATTTTTTCAGTAATTATCATCTTTCAAAAAGCCGACGGCTTTCATGGTTTTTTAGTTTAATTGAAGTTTGACCTTTATGAGGGCTTAAGCCCTCATTATTGCCCGCCACCAGTAATGACGGGCAATGTGAAGGTTTAAAACCCGGCTATTTTAAAAAGATTACATCTCAACCATTTCTGTCAAAAGTTTGTTCATTTCAGGACTATTACCACTCCAAAGGACAATCCACAACTCTCCTTTAAACTCTTTAAATTTTTCTTCTAAAACCTCTTCAATTGCCATTTCTATTTTTTGTTTAGCCTTGTTCTCCATTACCACTTCGTCGTCATCGTACCAATCACCGTAATTATTTCTGGCTTTCTGTTCTATTTCTTGGGCGTATTCTTTTAAAAATTCTTTTGGTGTCATAATTTTTTATTATTATTAACGACCTTTTTCTACTTTTGTAGATATAGCCATTCATCTTTAGATTTTTCTTTTGAGAAGTTTTTTCAGTTTTTCTTCTATATATTCTCTTACTTCTTCTTCTTGTTTCTCTGTTAATAAATTTTCCAATCCGCCATTTTCTCTTTCTTCAGCATACATTCCGTCTAAAATATCACAAGACAAATCAAATAAATCAGTGTCTTTATTGAGTGCGTCTTCTATTGCGTGTGTATCAAAGTATTTATCAATTTGTTTTTTTAATTTTTTGTTCATAATTTTTAATAACTCAAACAATTTTAGTCCTTTCAGGACTAAAGCCCCCGCCTTGAGCTACCCCCCCGGCAAGGGATAGCCCAAAAGCCGACGCTTTAGTCCAACCAAGCCGACCCATCACCGCCTAAATACACGGATTCAACCCGTTCTGCCTCTTCCAATGTCAGGGGTAATTCCTGATAAAAGCCCCAATCAGCCCAATAATAAAACCCGCCTATCAACTCCTTATCTTTGTTATACTCAAGGATAAACCCATCAGCACCACCGCCCCATGATAACTGGATCGTGATTCTATAATTCTTTTCAATGCTTAATGGCTGTCTTATCTCCAAATCTTCCAAATCTCGCCCTTTTTGTATTTCTTCCTCTGCTTTTTTTAACCCTTTCAATTCTTCCCTCAATTTTTTGATTGCTTTTTCTTTGGAATCTTCTTTTGTTTGCATGTTTTTAATTATTTAACTAATCTGCGACCTTTGAAGGATTAAGCCTCTTTTACTACCTGCCAAAAATGGCAGGTAGGCAAAGATGCTTAATCTCAAAAATGAATACTTGTTAAAAAATCAATCAAATCAGATAATTCAGAAAAACCCTTTAATTCTTGGCTGATCCAATATCTGAACCCATAAAAAGGGAAGCGGTTTTCTTGTCCTGCCACTGCCCAGCCCGTTTCATCCTTGACTGCAAGTGTCCAATCACCAGCACTGCTTCCTGATTCTATTAACTCAACATCACTAAACCCCAGCAATTGAAAAACCTTTATATAACTACCAGCCCCAGCACCCGGCACTACTATAATTCCGCCCTCTCTTATTAACTTGCTTGCTTTCTTAATTGTTATCTTTTGCCCCTCATCATTCCAAAACTCCAATCTGCCCGCTTCTCTGATTCCTGTGGCTTCTTCTGCTACTTGTTTTTTTATTGTTTCATTTAAAGTCATTCTTTTTTTTGATTTTAACTTTTGAAAGACCTTTTTTTATTTTTTTATTTCAAACCCATATCGCCTGCACTGTTCAACCTGCCAACCTGTAAAGTAATACCCCGGATATTGCTTGCTATCCTGTATCCAGCGTTCACATTCCGCCCGTTCCTGCCTTTCTATTCCTTCCAGTGCAACCCAACCAACCAAGACAAGAAACAAGAGAAAAAGTAGAACCTGAAAAATGTTTTTCATATTTTTTATTTGTTTGTTAAAGACCTTTTATTTATCCCCTGCTACCTTTATGATACCACGAACCAAATGTTCAAATCAAGCCTTTTTACAAAAGTTATCCACAGCCCCAAAAATACCAAAAAACCAGCAAAACAAGCCACAAGAAAAAGAACAAAAAGAAAACCAAACCAAAAACAAAACCCAAAGGAGAAAAACAAAAAGAAGAAAAAGAGAAACAAAAGAGAACAAGAAAACAAGAAACAAGAAACAAGAAAAAGAAACAAGCAAGAAACAAAAGCAAAAGAGAAACCAAAAGAAAAACAAGAAAACAAAAGAAAACAAAAGAAGAAAGAAAGAACCAGAGAAAAAAGAGGAGAGCAAGAAGAGAAACTGCCGGGGAAGAGAGGGGAAGAGAAAGGAGAAAAAAAAGAAAGAAAGAAGGAAGGAATCTCTTCTCCCTCTCCCACCCGAAATCAAATTCCAAAATCCGCTAGTGAACCCAAAAGTAAAGTTTCTTTATCTACTCTTTTAGATGTTTAATTTACTGATAGAAAAGAAATGGTTCCCATTGAACCATGGTTCACTTGACACTTTTTCTCTGTTCTATATAATTGAGTAGTATGATATGTCCATATTGCAAAAAAGAAGTCGGTAGAATGTTTGTGCAAAAGGAGAATTGCGAGGAGGAAATCAGATGTCCTTACTGCGGAGAGTTGTTGCAAACGACAGAAATAGAAAGAAAAAAGGATCAACCTACTCTTAAGTGTCCAAGATGTGGAAACTATTCAAGAAATGATTATTGTTCACACTGCGGATACGAATTTAAAGAGGGCATAGACTATTGATCTTTTTCCTGTAATCCATAGGCACGAACCTTGGTTAACCTTATGGAGAAGAAGATAATTAAAGAGGCTTTCGGCGAAGCCCAAAAACAAGCCGAAAAAGAGAAAAGAGAGAAGATTAAAAAGGTAATATTGGAAACATTGAGAAAACTCGAAGATTTGAAAGAAGAAAGAGACCTTATTAACAAGAAAATAAAAATCCTTAAAAAGGATTTAGAAGATTTCAAAAATGGTCGTCTAGACCTAATCGAGGAAAGGCTAAGAACTGATAAACTGGCTAAGGAGACTTCAGTTGTTAAACTAAAGAAGGTATCAGAAGGATCTAAACCTTGGTATGAAACCTACAAGATAGAACTTGCTAACCCGGTTTACTATTACGATACAGATACTTGGAGTATTGGAGGAGGAACTGGGTTTACAACCCAAACTTCTGGTAACATTCTTTGCTCTGGTACCGACTTCCATATTCACTTTTCTGGATCTTACGATATTGGTGGAGAAGTAATTAACCTCTAATCAGCCAAGGATAAGTGCCTATGGATTACAAGAAAGAGATCAACCGCTTGACCTTAGAAAATTTTGATTTTAAACTTAATTAAACCTGAGTGCAATTCTGTGCCATTCTTTGATTTCTTAAAAAAAGACTTTTTCAAAAGATCTAAGCCCTCAGAAGAAGAGAGAAAAGAGAAGAGGGTTTTGACAATTGATGAGTTGGTTAAAGAACTCGGGGTTGCAAGGGAGGGTGTTATAACTTCTTATGAGGCCGAGGAGAATCCAGATGATTTGGGTCCAGAAACCTATATTGAAATGCAGAAAAACGATGGAGAGGTTCAGGCTATAGTTAGACTATTCACTCTTCCAATTATCTCAACCCCAGTTCATATTATCCCTGATAAGAACGATAAAGGAGAAAGGGATTTTATTGAAACCGTTTTTACTGCACCTCCAAGATTGGGCGGAATGACAACTCCGCTTCCTTTTATTATTGCTGACATGACGAGGGCTATTTTTGAGGGCTTCAGACTCTATGAAAAGGTAGCCCGAATCATAGAAGAAGGGAAATATAAAGGATTTGTAGGTTGGAAAAAATTAGCTCCAAGAGATTCAAGAACCATCAAACTAAAAGCGGATGAGCATGGTGGTTTTGCTGGTGCTAGACAAGAAGCAAGTTTTGGTGGAAAGTTATTCGAGGTCGATATTCCCCCAGAAAAATGTATGCTTTTCACCTTTCAAAAGGAAAAGCATTGGCTTTATGGAGAATCTATTTTAAAGACAGCCTTTTATCATTATGATAAGAAACACAAACTTTATTATATTGCTCACAAGAAAGCAGAAATCGAGTCGACTGGACTAAAGATCTTGAGAATAAATAATACAATGACCCCCGACCAAAAAAGAAAGGCGGAAGAGGGCGTTGATCAAATTGGTGTAAACTCGAGGATTACTCTTCCGCCAGGAGTTGACCTTGAAATTGAACGAGGTGGTGGTGGCTATGATCCACTTCCATTGATAGAGCATCACAATTTAATGATGGCTCGATCAGCATTATGTCAGGCAATAGATCAGGTGAAGTATGCTTACCCTTATGGAAAAGGAACAACATCTTCTCAGTTTTTGATCATGGCAATAGAGTCAATCATGAGACAGATGGAAGCAACGCTTAACACTTATGCTGTTGCTCCTCTTATTGATTTTAATTTCGGTACTTCTGCTTATCCTAAAATCAAATTTGAAAAAATTTCCGATGTTTCCAAACAATTCTTGATGGATGTCTTTGACCAAGTAATGAAAGCGAAAGTTCAACTTCCCAAGGGCTTCATTGATCAAGTTATTGATGAAACAGCAAAAACTCTGAATTTGAAGTGGGCTTTTAAAGATGAAGAGGAAAACAAGGAAGCGCTTAAAGAATTTGAGAGAGGGAAACTGGAAGAGTCAAATAAACTTAAAATAAAGGCTCCTCCCACACCAAAGACACTAAAAACCAAACTACTAAAGGTCAAAAAGACAAAAGAAAACTTAGAAAAATGTTACCAATTAGGAAGGGAATTTGCTCGTACAGTTTAGTGATCTTTTATGGCTACAAGATTTGTCCACGATGTGGCCAAAAGAATGATGATTCAAGAGCCTACTGCTGGTATTGTGGTTGGCCACTCGATGTAGTTTTGCGTCCAGATGACTAATATGTTAGTGCCTTCTGATATACAAGAGTTATTAAAGCCAGGAAGGGTTGTACCCCTGCCAGCAAGGATTTTAGTTCCTCCACATGGACGCCTTATTTGGGAAGGAAAAAAGAAGGCGATTTTGAGTTCTCGTCTAACTGAAAAATATATTGGAATTCCAGTATATTTTGTTGAGGGAGATAAGGCCTTGGGAATCATTGAGATTAAAGAACCCAAAAAGATTAGTCTGGAAGAAGCAAAGAAATTGCGAAACAAACACATGGTTAGCGATGAAGAAATAAAAAGATGGTGGAAGGGAAAGAAGATTCTATATTATTACCCAATTGAGTTAATTTCAAAATTTGATCCGCCCAAAGAAATCATTCGTCCTCAGGGAGCACAAGTTTGGCTACAGACAGTTACATTTAAAAGTTTGGAAATACCGAGTCCATCAAAGATGACAGATGAGGAGTTGTTAGAGACTCATAAAAGATTGCATGAATTGTGGCATGAAGCTGACGATTCAAAAGAAGACATTATAAACTATCATATTCTTGTCAAAGAAGAACTTAGAAAAAGAAAGCTTGGGCATAAAGATATTGATGAATTGGATGAAAAGTCAAGACTATTTCAAGAAAAGTTCAGTAAATCGGGTTATAAAATAACGTTCTTTGGCACAAAAGGATTGGTTGAAGAAGAGGGACCAGGTCATCGTTTTCATACAGCAGTTTTATATGAGTTTAAAGGAAAGAGATTGTTGATTGATTATGGAGAAAAAAATCCAGGGAATTTAAAAGAAATCAAGCCAGACTATATACTTCTTTCACATAGTCACCCCGACCATATCGGAGGTTTAATGGACATGCCTGTTATTGTTTCTAAAGACACAGCGAAAGAAATTCCTGAACTCTATAAAGATTTCAACATAGATATTAGAAGTCAATTCGAATCATATAAACCATTCAGGCTTGGTCCATTTAAGATAACTCCTATTCCAGTTTTACATAGCATTAGATCAAAAATGCATGTGTTTTTGATTGAAATGGGAGATAAGAAGGTATTACAAGCAACTGATATTCTTGGATGGCACAAAGGAGATCGAGAGAAATTTGTGAAAGATCTTGATTTAGCCATTATTGATGGATCTTCTCTAGAAAGAACACTGGCAAGAAAAAAGGGAAAGGCTGGAGAGCCTTATGGTCATGCATCAATATTTCAGCAGTTGAAGAACTGGTATTTACCAGAGAACACAAAGAGAGTGATAATTACTCATCTTGGAAAAGAACCATTGGCTCTTGGAGACGAAGAACTCCTTAGAAGAGTGAAAGAAATAACCAAATTACCCGTTTATATAGCACAAGACAGTGCTGTTATTAACCTTTCAGAGGATTTAGCCCCAATTTATACATCTGGGAAAGTAGAAGGAAGGAGAATCTATCTTAAAGAAGTTTTGCCATATTTTAAAAATTTCATTATCCAAAGGCCCTTGGCTTACCTTACTGGAGGTTTGGTGAACCAAGGTTCAACAAGAGGTGATATTGATATTTTATTACCAGATTGGTTGAGTTTTGACATGCGAAGAATTATAGAATTTAGAATTGCAAGAAGTTTGCCTTGGTATCTCAGAAGGCGACTACACTTTGTATATGATAGATTCTCAACTCCATTCACAAACGCTGTTCCACTCTTTAACCTTGTAATGGTAAGAAGCAAAGACGAAATTTTAAGACTTTCTGATATTGAAAAACAACTAAGAGAAAAACCAAGAATTGCTGAAGCAGTGAAAGACGCAGAAGCTTCTGCTAGAGAAGACAAAATAAAATTGTTTAGATATTTTCTTCCACTTAAACCGACCAGAGGATATTATCCAGGAAAAAGACAGACAATAGATTTGTTTATCGAAGTAATGGAGGCAAGTGGAACCTACCCATTCTACTCAACAAAGAAGTACGACGGATTTAATTGTATTCTGATGAAAAAAGGAGATAAAATCAAAGCCTATTCCGAAGATGGGGAAGTTATAACTGATAGACTCCCAACTTTAGTCGAGGAAATAAAGAGATTAACTAAAGAAGATTGTGTGTTAATGGCTGAATTAGAATGGTGGGAAGATAACGATCATAAACCAAGAGAAGTAATTGCTGGTTATATTCATCGAAAAGAGACACCAGATGATTCTCATGTTGTTGCTAATGTTTATGATATGCCCTATTTCAAGGTTGATATTCATAATGAGCCTTTTGAAAAAAGATTGAAATTACTCGAATCCTTACCCTTCAAACAAAGAACATGGAAAATTCCAAATATCAAGATAAAATTGAATTTTGCTCCATATTTGCTTTCTAAAAATAGAGAAGAATTAAGGAAGCATACCGAATTTTTAAGAAAGCTTCCCGGTTCCGAAGGCAATGTGGCTAAGACCAGAGATTTCAAGTACAACCTCAAAGGAATTCGTTCTGGAATGGTAAAGTTTCATAACTCAACGGTTGTCTATGGCAAAGTCCTGAAAATAAAAGAAACAAAAGTAAAAGGAGTTTACAACTATTATTTCGGGATCGAACCTGGAAAATATAAAGGGAAAGTAGAAGAGCTTGAGAATGTTTTCTATCATAGAATCGGTAGAACATTCTCTACAAGTTTGAAGGCAAAAGTTGGAGATGTTTTGGAAATTGAGGGAGAAACACTCAATGTAGAACATAACCTTAAAGACGATACTTGGAATCTAAGTTTATGGGCTCCGAGGGTAATGAGAAAAGTAGATAGAAAAGCAGATACAATTAAGGAGGCTATCGAAAGAGCCAGAAAGAATTATTGTCTTCAAGAAAAAGAGATTACCGAAGATGGAGAAATTATTTATCTCTCGGATATTGAAAAACTTAATTTGAAGCAATTTAGAGCGACTGGTATGGATGAGGATTTGAAGCATCCTAAAGAAAGAAAGAAGGAGTTAATTGCTGACCTTCGTTATCTTGGAAATTCTGCTTTTCCTCGCTTAAAACAAGGACTAAAATGGGGAGATTGGAAAATGATAGATGTCCTTAAGTATTTTGGTATTGGAGTAGATATCAAACCGAAGAAGAAATCTGGATCTTGGTATGAATGTTGGAAACGAGCCGAGAAATATATGAAAACAAGAGTCGAAAAACAAGCAGATCCCTATTTAGAATATCCAAAACCAGAAGAACCAAAAGAGTATGTTGTGCAACATCACTATAGAGGGAGATCTGTCCACTCTGATTTAAGAATAAAAATTGACGATTACCTCATAGGATGGACCATAATGGACATGATAAAGGGAAAAATTAATGAGCCTGTAATGAATCTTAAACAGGCAAAAAAGTATGATGCTCAAAATATATTTAAGATAGATTGGGAAAAAGGAGTTCCAAAACTAAGACCCGGAATAAAGCCTGGTTTTAAAGAAAAATACGCTGAACTAGCTGCTGCAAGAAAAGCACCAGAACCAGTTGAATGGCTTAATGTTGAAGGAATAACTCCTCCTGGTGAAGTTGGAGGAACGAAACGTTATCCTGGGGTCTTTCATATTATCGATAAGGGATATTGTGAATTCGGAGCTCAAAAATGTATGAACGGAAAAACAGAGCTGATAGTAAAAGACGAGGATGGATATATAAAAAAGGCTGAACTTCGTTCTATAGTTGAACAAAGACGGAATGTTGAAGTTCTCACTCCACTTGGTTTCCAAAAGATAAGACGATATTTTAGAATTCCGCTTAATCCAAAGCAATATTTAAAAATTGTTTTGGAGAATGGATCATCTTTGAAATGTGATTTTCAACATCCGAGTTTTCGTTTCAATGAAGGAAAGATTGAGAAAGTACCTGCTCGACAGTTGAAGGTTGGAGATCTAATTCCAATATTCTCTAATGGATATGAAGGAAGTTCAGGAAATTATGAATTAGGCAGATTTCTTGGTTTATACCTCGCTGAGGGTAGCAAAGCATTCAAGACTAATCAAGAACTCTCTTTTGCGTTTAATGAAACCGAAGAAGATTTAATTGAATTTGTTTCTAATTTCGGAAAGAAATTCGGTGCCAAAGTTACAATTACAAAAAACGGAAGAAAAACAGGTAGGGGAATTAGCGTTAACCTATGTCAGGCGGGAGCTCTTAATGGACTTGTCAGACAATTTGTTAAGACAAATAAACAAGGTTTAAGATCTGAGGTTTTCGGTTTAAGCTTAGAAGCAAGACGGGGACTCATAGATGGATTTCATCAAGGTGATAATGATGATTGCGAAAAATATAAATATAAAGCAATTGGTCAAGGGAAAAAACACATTCAATTACTCAAGGATATTCATAAGTTGTTATTCAGTGTTGGGGAAATCGCTTCTTTGAATATTTGGAAAGGGAGAGGTGGTAGAGTTACATTTTCTTTAAACAATTACAAAAAGGGATTTTGGCATCAATATTGGATTAATAATCAGTGTTTTATAAGGATTAAAGAGATAGAAATTCCCAAATTAAATGGAGAACGTTTTCTTTATGATATTGAATTAGAAGATGATCACCGAATAGTCTTAGCAAATGGAATTATAACTTCAAATTCTTACTTTCACGAATACTTCTTTTCTAAAGGCAAACTTAAAGGCAGGTGGTTTTTTAGACAACTTAAACCTTCTGAATTTAGAGGAAAACAAGTGGAAAAACAAGAGGTCATTCCTCCATCTAGAGAAACTCAATTTAGACAAGAGGCTCCTTGGTTTCTTATCAAACCAATAGATGAGACTCCGTATGTTATTTCGGATGCTGCTGTTGAGAAGAAATGGATTCCTCCTTACGGAGTTTCTGCTTTACCAGAAAAAATAAAAAAGAAAATTCCGAAGGAATTTCAATACTGGAAAGAAAAAGATGAAACTGAAAGAATAAGGGTAAGAGATGAACTTGTTAAGAAACTTGGGAAAGTATTAATTGAAAAATCATTAAGTCCAGGTGCAAGGTGGGCTAAAGCTGCTTACCGTTATGTGTTGGCTCAGCAACAACTCACACTGTGGATTAGAAGTTCTCTTGAGGTTAAAAAGCAAAGAGTCAAGAAGGCACTCGAAGAATTTGAAAAACTAAGACCATTTAAGAAGGAATGGCTGAAAGATGCTATAAAATGGTTAGAATTACGACCAAATGAAATCAAGGGACTTATTATTGAGGAACTAGAAGTGAGGAAATCGAGGGAAGTTGATTTCGTGTTACAATGGCATTTCTTTAGAGGTCAAAAGGTGATTAGGGCTGGAGTGAGCCAACAACACTGGGATTTGAGACTTGATTTTCCAGAAAGATCAGGATTAATGCATTTTGTATTAGAACAAAATCCGTTGAAAAACAATGAAGTAACAGCCATTTGGAAACCTTGTAAATATAAAGAATGGATGAATGTTTCTCAATATCTTCCACCAGCCAACGAAAGAGCAAAGATGTCGAAAGAGGAGTTGGCTAAATTGCCACCCGGAATTGAGGAGGCTAATCCCACAAAGGAAACTGCTGCTTATATTAAAATTTTGGATAAAGGAAAAGCTATAGTTTTTGAAGACTCGGATTCATTCAAGAAGTTTGAGTTTAAAGGGAAAAAACTTAAAGGATTGTGGATTTTCATAAGAGAGAATACTAGTGATTTTTGGATAATGAAACGGTCGGAATTACCAGAGGCTAAGTAATACTTGACCCTTATGAGCACGCCATATAAAATAGATTTTGAATTTCCGTTATATTTGAGTGAAAAGAAAGATGGTGAACGTTTTATCTTAGAAGGCTACGCTGCTGCTAATGATTTTGATTTTCAGAACGATATAATTTCAGATAATGCTCTTAAAAGAGCAGCGAAAAAATTCGCAAAAGATGGAAAGCTTTGTTTGAATCATACGAAGGAGATAGTTGGGAAAATATTGGATTGTCGTTTTAAGAATGGAAGAATTTGGATAAAAGCTGAAGTTACTAAGCCAAGGGTCATTGAAAAAATTAAGTCGGGAGAGTTAAACTGCCTCTCCGTAAAAGGAGTGGTAGATTCAAGAAAGATTGAACGAATTTTCTCTCCCGAGTTAAGCTTAACTGTAAAGGTCGTTACAGATTTGGACCTTGAGGAAGTGTCTTTAGTTCCTCAGGGTGCGAATCCAGAAGCTAAAACGATTCGGTGGTATATTTCAAGAGCCACCGAATCAGCAGAAAAAACTATGGAAAAAAATTTGGCTGAAGATTTTGAGAATTTAAGTGAGATTGAAGAAGGAGAGCCAGAAGATGTTGAGCAAGTTGATGAAACCCAAGGAACAGAAGAGGTCAAAGAGGAACCAACAGAAGAGACAGACAACAAGGAAACCAATGAGGAAAAAAGCAAAGAAGAAACTAATGAAACTGAGGGTGGTGAGAAGGGGAACGAAACAGAAGAAACTAAAGAATCAGAAGATGGAACTAAAGAAAATGAGACTGAGGAAGCGGAAACCAAGCAAGATAGCGAAGAGAACAGTACAGAACTTTCAGAAACTTATATTGAAAAGAGCGCATATACAAGATGTATGAGTCAGGAACTCAAAAAGGGAACTCCATTTAAAGAAGCAGCCAAAATCTGTAGTCAAAAACTTAGTAAGGTTGGAAAATCATTGAAAATAGAAAAATCTGCTTATACAGATTGTATGAAGAGAGAATTAAAGGCTGGTAAAACAATGGCAGAGGCAGCTAAAATTTGTAAAGAAGAGACTACAGAGAAAGCTAAAAAGAAGGAGAGTTATCCTTATGGTTATCCTTATCCGAAAGAAAGAAAAAAGCGTCCCTATCCTTATTTCTACCCTTATGGCTACCCTTATGGTTACCCCTACGGTTATCCGTATGGATACCCTTATGGATATCCTTATAGATATCCAAAACTGAAAAAGTCAGAAGAGGGTGGTTTGGTTGGAGCTATCAAAGGGGCATTGGATAGTCTTATCAAGACTGTGAAGGATGAGAAAGTAAAGGAAGAACTAAAAAAGATCAGAGATATGGTCAACAATTTGAGAAGAGCTTACCCTTCGGCTTATCCGTCTCCCAAAAACCTATCAGAAAAAGAAGATGAGAAGGTAGTATTTCAGATAATGAATCCAGGTAATATAGAACTTGGAGAAAAATCAAGATTTAGAAAGGAGCTCCTGAGGGTTGGTACATGGTTCCATGGTGCTGCGAAAGATGGGATTCTTGAAGTTACAAAGGATACCTTAAAGAAAATCGTTGAAAACTTTAAGAAAGGAATTATCGATAATGTATTTGTACCACTCGGACATCCAGTTGGAGATGATCCATCAAAGAACGTTGGAGAAGTTGTTAATTTGGAGGCAACAGATGACGGAAAATTGATTGCTGAAATTGAAGTTAAAGACGAAACAGTTGCTGAAAAGATTAAAAAGGGTTTAATCAAGGGGATTTCTGCTAGTATTGCTGAGAATTACATTAAGAAAGATACAGGTGAAGAAGTTGGACCCGTTTTATTCCACGCTGCTTTAGTTAGTGAGCCTTATATCAAAGGAATGGGACCATTTGTCCCATTGTCTGAGATAACCGAAGATAGTTTGATTGTTCCTATTGTGAATAGTGAAGCTCCCTTGACCCTTGAAGAAATCGGACTTAAACTAAAAAGAATAGAAGAAAGGTTGAATCTGAGTGAAGAAAGCACAGAAGAAAATAAAGAAATGGAAGAAAATAAAGAAGAGAATAAAGAAGAAACCAAAGAGGAGGAAACCTCAGCAGAGGGGACCTCGGAATCGGGAACCGAGTCCTCTGGAGGTGGTGAAACCACGGAAGAGGAGAAGGAAACCGAAACTGAGGAAACCAAAACTGAGGAAACCGAATCCGAGGCGGTTGAGGCTAAGAAAGGGGTTGACTTAGCCGAAGCCGAAAAAATGTATAAGGAACTCTTGCAGGAAGGAAAAGTTACTCCTGCAGAAAAAGAGCTCCTTATACCATTGCTCACTTCAGATACTGAAATTGAGCTATCCGAAGGCAAAAAACTTGCCTCTGGAAAAGCTCTTTATAAATATCTGAAGGAGCAACCTCCCAAGTTTTCATTGAGTGAAAGTGGAACCTCTGAAAAACCAGATGCTATAGAAAAGAAAGAAGAAATTCCAAAGGAGGTAGATGAGATACTTGAAAAGATGGATTTCAGCGATCCTGAGGATAAGACAGCGATTTGGGAAGAGTTTAAAAAACAAAAGGGAGGAGAATCAACCCCATTCTAAAGGTTCGTTTAAAATTACAAAAGTCAAAAAATGTCAGCATTAACTGATAACTACGAAGCTAAACGTCAGGACGGTCAAATTATTGAGTTTCCAGTGGCTGGTTCGACTACCATCTATAAGGGTGCTATTGTTGCTGTTAATACCAGTACTGGTTATGTTGTTCCAGCAAGCGATGCAGCCAACAGAATTGTAGTTGGAGTTGCGGTTGAAAAGGCCGATAACTCCAGCGGAAGCAATGGTGATAAAACTGTTAGAGTTTATAGAACAGGTGTCTTCCAATTTGCTTGCTCATCAGCTGATCAAACTTGGGTCGGTAAAAAGGTCTATGCTGTTGATGATAACACAGTAGCTCTCGCAGCAACTACAACCAATGATGTTCTCGTGGGAACAGTTGTTTCTTACGAGAGCTCAACATTGGTAAAAGTTGCTATCGATGTAGCTGCTGGTACTGGAACTGATTAATTATGTTAGTAAAAACTGATATTCCCAAACTATTAGAAGCTGGAATTCGAAGAGAGTTCATGAAAGAGTTTGCTAAGAAGGAGGCTGATTGGCAGAAAATTGCTTTGAGAGTCAATTCTACAAAAGATTCAGAATCTTATGCTTGGCTTGGCTCTGTTGGTGATCTTCATGAGTGGAAGGATGAAAGAATTCCAGAAGCATTATACGAACACTCTTACTCAATCAAAAACCTAGATTGGGAGGCATCTATTGCTGTCAGTAGGAACGCCATAGAGGATGAACAATACGGCCAGATCAAATTGAAAGTAAAACAACTGGCTAACAGAGCAAGAAGGTTCTGGGGCAAACAAGTATTCAAGATTTTGTCTCAGGGATACCTCTCAACTGGTGACACTGGAATTTACAATGGAAAGGATTTGACTTGTTATGATGGTCAACCCTTCTTTTCATCTTCTCATTCAGAAGGTGATTCTGGTACCCAAAGCAATAAAGGAACTGTCCAGTTAACATACGCAAATCTTCAGACAGCAATCCAGACAATGATGGGTATTAAGGATGACAAAGGAGAGGAGTTGGATATTCGTCCAGATTTGCTTGTTGTCAATCAGACCAATATGTTCAAGGCTAGAGAAATTCTGAATAGCACTTATTATCCAGAGGAAGGTTCAACTACAGCCAAACTTGCAACCAACGTTTTGAAAGGATTGCTAGATTTGTATGTAACTCCCTATGTTGATGCTAATGACTGGTTTGTTTTTGACACCTCAGGTGTGATTAAACCAGTTATTCTTCAGGTTAGAAAAGACATTGAATTCTCTAGCCTGTTAACCGGCCCAGAAGCCTTCTTGAGGAAGAAACTTTACTTCGGTGTTGATTGGAGAGGAATGATTGGATGGGGTCTCTGGCAATATGCTTACGGTTCAAGTCCTGACTGGGCATAGCTTCAATAGTTAATCAAAGAATCCTTTAAGTCCCCTACCAAAGGGAGAATCTAACCTTGCTAGATTCGTTGAACTTTGGTAGGGTGGAGAGGCAAGGATTCTTGGTGGTTGGGGATTTGAGCCTCTCCCAGAATTCCCAACTACCACTCAATAAATATATGAGAAAAGAGATTCCATTCAAATATAACAAAGAATATTTCAAAAAGATTTCAGATGCTTATGAGAAAACGGCAAAGAAACTGAGTAAAATCCGTTGGGATTTCGTTAAGGAGATAAAACCAAAAATTGTTCTAGACTACGGAGCTGGAGCGAATTTTTTGACCAAATTTGCACCGAATGGAATTACAGTGGATTCTTTTGATGTTGGAGATTATCCAGTAAAATATACAGGAATCAGGCATAAGCATTATGACCTGATTTTTTTGTGCGACGTTTTAGAGCATATTCCAGATTTCAGGTCTATCGATAAATTGTTTAAGTTAACTGATTATTTTTATATTTCGCTGCCAATTATTCCAGAGGGGAAACGATTGAGAAAATGGAAACATTTCAAATTTGAAACTAGGGAACATCTTCATTTTTTCACTGAACGAAGTTTGGATCTATTTTTTGAAGCCAGAGGGTTCAAAAGAATAAAGAGTGGTTATCCAGAATCTGAGTTTGGTCCTAGAAGTGATATTTACAGTGCAGTATTCAAACGAGAGAAGATTGTCTTTACAAATGGAATTTTCGATTTATTTCACCCAGGCCATCTATACCTCTTAAGAGAAGCCAAGAAACTTGGTGACTATCTTGTAATTGGGATAAATTCAGATAAATCGGCTGAAAGGATAAAGCGGAAGCCAATAGTGAGTGAATCAGATAGAAAACAAATACTTGAAAGTCTGGAATTTGTTGATAAGGTTGAGATCTTTGATGAAAGCACCCCTTTGCGTTTAATAAAACAAATCAAACCAGATATATTGGTTAAAGGGGGTGATTATACAAAAGATACAGTTGTTGGAAAAGATTTTGTTGAAAGTTATGGAGGAAAAGTTGTAATTATTCCTCGTTATAAAGATTACTCAACAACAAATACAATAAGGTTTATTAAAGGCCATTCTTTGAAAAAAGAAGGCAATGAAAGTAGCAATTGTAGGAGATAGTTTCATAGATGAATATGTGTTAGGAGAGGTTGAAAGAATATCTCCTGAAGCCCCCGTCCCTGTCTTAGATGTAAAGAAGAAAGAAGAACGTGGTGGGGGTGCAATCAATGTAGCAAATAATCTATATGCTTTGGGTGTTGACCTAACTTTATTTACAATTACAGACATGACTAAACTGCCCTACCGAGTAGTTAGTCCTAAAGGTGTGACCTCCTTAAGGAAAACAAGATTTATCGGAAATGGTTTTCAGTTATTGAGAGTAGACGAGCCAAAGAAATACTTAAAAAATGATTTAAAACGAATGATTTATCCACGGAATGAAGACTTTGATATAATTGCTTTTGTTGATTATGATAAGGGAATAATTTCTGGTGGGAGGGCAACAATAGTTGATTCGAAAAAGAAAGATCTTTCAGTTTTTAAAGGAACAAAATATCTGAAAGTGAACGAAAAGGAATATGCAGATGCTCAACATAAAGAAATTTTTGAAAAAGCATTTGTTACAAAAGGAAAACACGGAATTGATTTTTATGAATACGGAGAATTCAGATTCAACGAACCAACTAAAGCAAGAGACGTTGTGGATGTCACAGGAGCTGGCGATACAGTCTTGGCAGCAATGATTTATTGCCTAGTTAATGGATGGAACGATCCAAGAACAATGATGAGAGTTGCAAACAAGGCTGCGGGGATAGTTATTAGTAAATTTGGGACATCAATCGTTTCAGAAACAGAATTATGTCTAAAAAAACTTTGAAAAAAGTGAAAAAGGTTTGGGGATCAGAGTTATGGATTGTTAATAAGGAATATTGTGGGAAATTGTTAAAGTTAAAAAGAGGATTTCAGTGTAGTCTGCACTATCATAAAAAGAAAGATGAAACCTTTTATGTGGTCAGGGGGAAAGTTCTTATGGAAATAGGTGAAGAAAGAGTAATAATGAAACCAGGAGATTCTTGTCATATCCCACCTGGAAAACTCCATAGATTTACTGGTTTAACAGATGCTCAAATTATTGAATTCTCAACTCATCATAGGGATTCCGATAGTTATCGAAAGGAAAAATCGAAAAAGGCCTGTCTTCGAACTGCCTATGATTATGATGGAGTTGTTTCGAAGGGGATCAAAGCAGAAAGAGGAGCCCCAATTATTACAGGAAGAAGTTTTGAGGAATTAAATAGAATTTCGGAAAAGATTAGAAAACGCCATCCTATCTACTTCAATCCTGTTACTATTAATGAAAAGGAGTTAAAAAATGAGATTTCTTGGAAGGCTCGAATGATCAAGGAATTGAAAATAGAACGGTATTATGAAGACAACCCAGAAATAATAGTAAAACTCCAAAAACTTTGTCCAAATTGTGATATAGTTAAAGTTTAACTATGAAAAGAATATTTATAACAGGAGGTTTTGGTTTCATTGGTTCAAATTTAGTAAAGGCTCTCCAAGATAAATATGAGTTAGTTGTTTGGGATAAAGAGTTATCGAAGGGAATAGATATTAAGAATGATTTCGATTATATTTATCATTTAGCAGCTAACTCTAATTCGAGATTCCCCGATGATGTAGAAATGTATGAAAACAATATCGTTGCATTTCTAGAGGTCTTGAAATTTGCTGTTAAGGGGAAAGCTAAACTAATCTATACTTCTAGTGCAGCCGTTTATGGTTCAAGAAGAGAGAAGATTATTAATGCTTATGCTCACTCAAAGATTCTTATTGATGAAATTGTCAAGCAATTTATTAAGACGCATCCCCGATTGAAAATAGTTGGTCTTAGACCATTTAATTGTTATGGTCCAGGTGAGTTGATGAAAGGTAGAAACGCAAGTGTGATTACTCAATGGAGAGAGCAAATTCTGAAAGGCGAGAGACCGAAGATTTTTAAGGGGAAATACAAAAGAGACTTTATTTACATAAAGGATGTAGTTAAGGGTCTCAAACAAGCGATGAGACTGAAAAATGGAATTTATGATTTAGGGACGGGAGTAGCAACAGATTTTAGAGATGTTTTAAGAATCGTTATAAAAGTCTTAGGTGTAAAAGTTAAACCTAAATTCATAAAAAACCCATACAGTGAAACTTATCAAGAGTATACAAAGGCCGATTTAAATTGGGGATTCAAACCAGATTTCACTCTTGAACAGGGAATAAGAGATTACTTTGAAAATGAAACTAATTGAACTATCTTTATTGCTTTTTGCTCACTTTTTTGGAGACTTTGCTCTACAACCAAGTTGGATGAGCAAACTTAAGGCCAAAGATCCCTGGGTTTTATTTGGTCACTGCGTTATTTGGACTGGTGTGATTTCTTTCATACTTTCCTATCTCGGAATTCTAACTTTATGGAAGGTCTTATTTTTGTTTTTTGGTCATCTGTTTTGTGATCTTTCGAAACATCGCTTGTATCATAAACTTCCATTCCATATTAAGAATTCAATTGATCAAGGCTTTCACCTTTTTCAGTTATTAATTGTATGTTTCCTCTAAATTATATAGATTGTTCAACAAGTTGGGATGAATGGGCAAAAGCCCATCCAGAGATTGTTTATAAGAAAAGAAAGATTATCCTTAGAAATGGTCAATCTCCAGGAGATATTTTGACTTGGACCAGGGCAATAGGAGATTTAAAGGAGAGTTATCCAAACTATGAGATCGATGTTAGGTGTCCAGCGATGGAGATTTTTGAAAATAATCCACGAATAACTAAACTTGATGAGAATGATCCTGAGGTAGAGATTTTCGATATAGGATATGATGAGATAAATCAATCGGGTTGGTCTGGTATTCATTTTACTGATGCTTGGAGACATGACATGGAAAAGAAATTAGGAGTTCCAATAAAGAAGACGGGAATTCGCCCAGAACTTTGGATTTCAGACATTGAGAAAACATGGTATAACCAAGTTCACTGTGAATTTGGTTGGGATGGACCATTTTGGGTTTTGAACGCTGGAAGAAAACAAGACAATGAACTAAAGCAGTATCATAGATGGCAAGAAGTTGTTGATTTATTCAATAAACGGTTTAGAGGAAGAGTAAAGTTGGTTCAGATAGGACATAAAGATCATATCCATCCAAAACTGGAAGGAGTTTTGGATTTGGTTGGAAAAACTGATCTTCGTCAGTTGATTCGTCTGATTTATTGGGCTCATGGAACAATTGGTCCGCTTTCTCTTCAATTCGTGATTTCTGCAGCTTTCGAACAACCTGCTGTTGTTGTTGCAGCCGGAAAAGAGGGTGTTAAATGGCACCTATATCCGCACATAAGGTATATTTATACTAACGGTGCCCTTGATTGTTGTAAATGGGATGGTTGTTGGTTGGGAGGTTCGAAAGGACAATGTAAAGATTTAGTAGATTGGAAAGGCCAAAAAGTTCCTCGATGTTTCACGTTAATTCAACCGTATATGATAGTCAACGCTGTTGAGATGTATTATAAGGGTGGAAGACTTAAACTTCCAACTAAAGAGGAATTTGAAGAATTAGAAAAAAAGTTTCAAGAATTTCAAGAAAAGAAGAAACATGCTTGATTATTTTAAAGACGACAAATTATTATCTGGATTCAATAATCATTTTCTGAATGAGGTTAATGCTACGTTACCGTATTACGGACCGTTGATGTATGTCTTTTCGAGAGTTCTTAACTCAAAAAATATTCTAGAAGTGGGAATTGAGCAGGGTTATACGTCTTACTATTTGGCTTATGCTGCAAAGATGAATGGCGGAATGTATTATGGAATCGATATAGATAAGACTTGGTGTGACAAGATTGAAAGAGAACTTACCAAAGCAAAGTTACCACACAAAATTATTAATATTGATACAAAACAGATAAAGGACTTAAGAGATTTTGGAATAGAAAAGATTGATTTCGCTTTTCTAGATGGGGAGCATACAACAGAAGCAGTAAGCCATGAAATAGATTTGATTTATCCATTGCTAGCAGATGAAGGTTGGGGATACATTTTTATTCACGATATAATTGATATGGGAAATGCTGGAGTTTGGTTTAAACTGAAGAATGATAAACGATTTGAAACTCTTGGATTGAATCCAAATTATGGATTAGGAATCGCAAGAAAGGTCAAAGGATTGGATTATGAGGCGATAGCAAAGAAATATGAAGTAAAGAGTCTTTACATGCCAAGATATAGGTTTCTTGCTGATATGATTAACAGAAATGGCTACAAAGTAGTTGCTGAAGTTGGAGTTGATAGAGGAGAAACCACAAAATATCTACTTGAACATTGCAATCTAGAAACTTATGTTCTTGTAGATAGTAAATTTAATGAGGAGTTAAAACAGTGGTTAAAAGAACAAAATTTGATTAAGAAATTACCTAGTCTAGAAGGTCCAATCATAATCAAGGAAATAGATTCATTAGAAGCAGCTAAATTGTATGATGATGGGTTTTTTGATTTAGTTTTTATTGATGCAGCTCATGACTACAAATCAGTCCTTAATGATATTATTGCTTGGAAACCAAAGGTAAGAGAAGGTGGGATTCTTTGTGGTCATGACTTTTTCAAGTCTGGTGACAGACCTTATTCACAAGTTCATTCAGCGGTAAAAGCCGTCTTTGATTGGGTTAATCTTGTTTCAGATGAATCACCAGGCTCAGATCGCTGTGTCTGGTGGAGGTATATGTAAGTATGTGGGATAACGGTAAACCAAAAAGTAAATATGCCATAGTATTGGTTGGTTCAACTCCGTATCTTCCAGGAGTAAATGGAATTGTGAACGCTTTAGATTATTATGGAAATAATATAGACTTGCATTTAATTTATGATAATGACTTGCCAAAAGATTATGAGGAGAAACTAAAGAATTCCGATCTTAATTATCGTTTGGTACTTCAGCCATTTTCTACTTTAGTTGAGCAAATGATTAAGGAATGGCCGAAATTCTCTCCGAGAAATAAATACCACGAACACACTTATATTCGATATTGGTATTTGATGAAGATTAAGGATGAATATAAGGTTACTTCTTGTCCAGATGCAGATTCGATTATAGTGAATAACATAACACCTTGGTTTGAGTTTGTTGAAGGAACAAGATATCTTTTGACAGCCCAACATCTATTTATGTGGTCTGAACTCGAGGAATATACGAAAGATAAACTTTTAGCATTACTTCCAATTTTCAACCATCCTTTGATTTGTGACCCAAAAATTTGGTTTGATGTTTTTAAAGCAATGTTTGAAAGAGAGGCTGAGTTTCATGAAAGTGATATGCGATGTTTAAATAGAGTCTTATTGTTAAAAGATAGACTGAAAGATGTTATTCCGTTACTTGATTGCCAATGGGCTGGAAAGTATGTTTGGGAGGGAAGGCTTATAGAGAGACAATTGAAGGGAAAATTCTATTTACTTGGTTTTCCAAATATATTCAGAGTGAATATCATTCATGGTAAATGGTGGGGCAAAGGTTTTAGGGAAGCGCAATTAAGAGGTGCGGCTCCCGAAAATAGAGAAAAAATGAGGCAAAACTTACAACTTATTTTGAAGATGTATAAAAGGTTGAATGAAGAGTGGAAAGTTCGATATCCACTCAATAAAGAATTTGAATAAGTATGGGAGGACAAATTCTTCCAGAATCAAATATGAAGAATGCGAATTTGTACTTACCCGAAGATATTCTTATACCATTTTTTGGAAAGAACGCTAAAATTATAGGTGTTGAGATAGGCGTTTTGGGTGGAAGTGGGAGTTCAGCAATGCTTGAAAGAATGCCGAATTTGAGACTTTATTGTATAGATCCCTGGAAACATTTTGAAGGTCGAGGCTATGAGGCTGAAAAAGATCAGGCATTCCATGACAACAATTTCGAAGAAACCAAAAAGAGACTAAAGCAGTTTGGAGAGAGAGCAATTATTCTTAGAATGACAAGTGACGAGGCAGATTTGGTTGTTAAAGAAAAATTGGATTTTGTTTACATAGATGGAGATCATTCTGAAGATCAGGTTAGAAGAGATATTATCAATTGGAAGAAAAAATTAAAAAGTCGATCAATTCTTGCTGGTCATGATTGGCAACTTGATCACATCAAAAAGGCTGTACTAGAACTCTTAGGAGAACCCAAATTAGGAGATGATTTCATTTGGTATTTTGAGTATGAAGGGTGAATTTTCAATCGAACTGAAGAAGGTCTTAACCGGTGTAATTTTTCATAATTTGAGAATTCTACACGCCGTAACTCCCGAAGATACGTATATCGATAATTATAAATGGCATTGGGATAAATGGGGAGATGAGTTTTTTGATCTTTATCACTTGTGTTTCTGGTATGGCCTGAATTATCATCCAAAGAGGATAATCGAAATTGGAGCAAGAACTGGTTTATCTTTGGCTCAACTTTTATCCGCTTATTTAGACTTTGATGGAATGCGGGTCGTTATCTTTGACAGATTTGATGATGGATTGAGTTCACCTGAGTTGGTGAAAAAGCACCTGAACCACTTAGGAATTCCTACTAATTTTCTTGAGTTTCATGTTGGAGATTCAAATGTAACTGTTCCTGAGTTTAAGGAGTCAAATAAGGATAAGTTCGATTGGATTTTGGTTGATGGCTCTCATCAAGAACCTTATGTTTCAAATGATTTAGAGAATGTAAAAGATTTGGTTGTTGAGGGTGGATTGATTGTTGTGGATGATATTAATTCAAGACCAGAAGATAAGATTCAGGTCAAAGAAGCCTGGAAAAAATTCAAGAAAAAATATAAAGAATATTTTGAATTCCACGAAGAACTGCATGGAAAAGGAGTTGGTTGGGCTATTAAGAACGGAAAACCATTCAAGACCTTAAAAGTCCAAGAGCAACACCAGCCCCAACAGCATTTAATTTCATCTTTCTTTCATTTTTACAAATAATATGGAATTTATAGAACCATTAAAACAAGAGAAAAAGTTGAAAGACTACCTTGATACAGGTAGGTATAAGCGGGTTGCCTTGTTTTGGGGTCATGGAATCGGAGATTCTTTGATGTTCCAGGTTATTCTTGATAAATTGAGAGAGATGTATCCCGATATAGAATTTAGGATGGCTTTGCCAAAAGGACTTGATGAAGAGGTTATCTATCCAGATGCTGTTTTTGTTAATAGCAGAGAAGAGGCTCAAAATCTGAAGGATTTTGATTTGGTTGCTCAAATAAATTTTCCTCTTGAGACCGATCCGAACCTGACTAAGTCTGAATTGTGTTGTAAAACCGAAATTGGTATAGAGCCTGTTGCTGGGCATAAAAAATTGCCAGAATTTCCAAGTCCGCTGGTTGCTGTTCATTTTAACCTGACGTCTTTACCAGAATTGGCGAATCCTTCTGAAGAAGTTGCCAAGATGATTTGGGAAGAAATAAAATCTAGGGGTGCAATCCCAATCGAAACACATTTTGAACATTGCTTTCACAATCCTGTAAATAAACGTTTTGAATTTGTTAATCGCCATGTGAGAGATTGTAAACCAAGAATTAAGAGTTTGATTGGTCTAATTCAACATTGTCAGGCGTTTATTGGCTGTGTCTCTGGTAATTTTCATGTTGCACTATCAACATTACCTCCCGATAGAATTTGCTATCTTGAGAAAAAAATTCCCGTGAAACGTTTTACTCATTTACCAATAAAGACAATCAAAGTCGAAGAATATAAGGATGGTTCGGTGGCTGAGTGGCTAAAGAGCATTGGAATATAACTAAATATGAGAAATCGAATCAAAGTAAAATGTGCAAATTGTGGAAAGGAGATTGAGAAACCTTTTTGGGAAATAAAGGCAGGGTTTGAATATTTCTTTTGCAATAAAGAATGTCAAGGAGAATTTCAATCGAAATATCGAAGAGGAAAGAATGCTTCTGCTTATAGAGGAAGATTACTTAAGATTCGCTGTCAGCAATGTGGTAAAGTCTTTTATGCTTGGAAAAGTCAGAAAAGGAAATATTGTTCTTATAAATGCTACTGGAGCTCCAAGAAGGGAAGACGACTTTCACCAGAACAAATTGAAAAAATAAGAAGGAAATTGTTGAAAAACAATCCATTTAAAGGAAAACATCATACACTGATTTCAAAAATAAAGATGAGAGATAAGAAGCTCGGAATTTCTAGAGAGGATAACAGAATAAGATTGCTTAATTTGTGGAAAGATCCTAATTCTAGAAACGAAAGAATAGAAGCAATCAAGCGGGGAAAGGAGAAAGAATTCAAAGATAGAACCGTAAAATTGATAATGAAAGCGAATAAATTAAGACCAAATAGGTTAGAAAAATTATTGATGAAACTTTTGGACCGAATCTTGCCTTGTGAATATAAATATGTCGGAGATGGTCAGTTTATTCTTGGTGGAAAGTGTCCTGATTTTCTTAATATAAATGGCAAGAAAAAGTTGATTGAACTCTTTGGAGACTATTGGCACAGTAAAGAAAAAACTGGGATTGAACCAAAAGAACATGAGAAGAAACGGATAGAGCATTTTAAACGATTTGGATTTGATACGTTAGTAATTTGGGAACATGAACTAAAAGATTTGAATAAGGTAAAAAATCGTATACTTCAATTTAATAATTTATGACTAAATATTCTTACGTTGTAGCCTCAAACAAAAGATATCTTCCTTTATTAAATGCTTTTTTAAATTCCCTTGAATATGTTGGCAACAAACAAGATGTTCATTTGATTTCTTGGAATCTACCAGCTTCTTATCTTAAACAACTTTCTCAATTAGGTTATTCAGTTATAGTTCACGAGGTTTCAACTGAACCAAGGTTCACAGAATTAGGAGAGGGGGATGTTCTTATGAGATACCGTTATGAACTAGCATCTCAACTGAAGGATTATGAAAGCGTTGTGGTATTTGATGCCGATAGTTTAGTAGTTAGAGATTTGACAGTTTGGTTTGAAGTCGCTGAAAAAGCCGAAGTAATAATTGGAGTAGCTCTTGAACAAAAAAGATGGTATGGTGATGGGGAAGAAAATCACAAAGTTGATGGAAAGTATCCGATAAAAAGAACCTGGAATGATAAAGATATTGCCTGTTCTCCGATATTTTTCAACCCGAAAAGATTTGGGGATGTATTTTCTTATTCTTGGCATATTTTCGCTGATTATCCACCAGAAAGAAGATTCAAGGCGCCAGATATGGATGCCTTAAATTTGGCAATCCTAAAATTTGGATACAAAGATAGGATAATAGATTTAAATGAGATAACTTGGTCTGGATTACATGAAACACTTCTTAAGCCCTTTACTAATATCTGTGAAATTCATGGTAAACTATTTTCAATGAATGGAGAACCTATTTATGTAATTCATGGTCAATTTGGCTCTCCTGTCTGGAGAAAGTGGCAGATAGATAATCAACTAAGATGTATAGACAGGGAATTGGATGGAAGTTTAAATTGCAAAAGAATTGCTCAACAAAGTTTTGAGTTTCTTGTCTCTTACTGGGAAGAAATGAGTCGGTATAAGATAAGAATTGACCCAGGTCAAAAATAAAATAGAATTAAGACAATAAAAGAGATTCCCTGCCTCAGAGTTCATTCTGGGGCGAGGAACACTTGCTCCTCGGGAGTGGGGTTCTGGGAATCTCTTTCCTCGCTCCCGAATGGACCCTGAGACAGGGTCCATTTTTATTCTCGAACTCATGGCATCAGGCAAAACAAAAGAAATCTTATATGGTGCAGCCTCGAGTTCCTCCAGTAGTTCTTCTAGTTCAAGCTCTTCAAGTAGCTCGTCTTTTTCTAGTTCTTCAA